TAAGTAGAGAAACCTAGGTCGGCTATATCTACTTTATCTCCTGTAGTCAAAGAATGACCAGAGCTAGTATTTATTGTAACTACATTAGAAGACAAACTGGCCGAGGATATATCTATTCCGCTTGTAGAGTTTCTAGTTACAGCATCCGCATAAACTCTGCCACTGCTGTTGGTATACGTTTCACTAGCCCCAGAAGGTACGGCCTTGCCTCTTTTAGTTATAGTAAGAGGAATCGTAAACGTGTCGGAGTCTGTTACAGTCACCTCGACAGCATGAAAGTCGAAGTCTTGTATTCCGCCGCCGAGCCAATTATTATCGAACCAAAAAATCACCCTAGATAGGTCTCCATTAAAAAAAGAATTGTTTTCTACGCCTGCCATCATTTCCAATTCTGCAATTTCAACCCCAGATGAATTCTTAATTACCATGTAGTTAAAGCTCACTGTAGGGTCGCTATACAATATGCCCGTTGAGGCATTAGGAGGTATGTACTCTGACGACGCATACTTATGCACAATTCTTAACTGCACAAGCCCACTGGTTGTCGCCGTAAGTGCTACAAACCTACCTTGATAACCAGTATCAATGGTAAGATGTTTAGCGTAGGTAATCCCTGCGTCAGACAATAAAGTACCCGCGCTGCCTTCGGTATACCCTACAAAAGAACTACCACTAGCAGTAAATTTAACACTGTCTAGAATATTAGCAACAGAAGATATAGCAGTACTCATGCAATGCCACTTCCGTATAAGATGTAGCTATCTGCGCCCGTACATATAAGCTCTGCTACCCCGCCAGAAGCTATAGTTATATCTGTAGTAACCGCCGCCGCGCTTCCTGTAAGTTTGGTTACAGTCTGTGAGTTGCCGTCTACATCTAAAGTGATAGCAGCGCTGCTGGCATTATTTATAATCCACGTTTTTCCTTGGTCACCTGAAACTGCGTCGGGGAGTACATAAGTAGCCGCAGAAGAGCCGCTTAATACTACTCTTTTGTTAGCGTATCCGGCAAACGTGCTTGCACTTACTGTCCCTGAAGCAGAAGATTGATAGGTGGGAAAAGAAGTAATCCCTCCAGTACCAGTTATTGCCCCTGTAACGGTGGCCGCATCAGCCGCTAAAGCATCTATATTAGCTGTGCCGTTGATATATAAATCTTTAAACTGGTTACTATTAGTCCCTAAGTCAACGGTGTTATCCGCTCCGGGATCTATGGCGTTACCGTCTTTGTTTATGTGAGCTATTTCTTTCCATTCTGCTGCGTCGTCGCCTACTGCGTAAGCTATGTAACCTCTCTTTGTGCTGGAGTTTCCCCAAAAACTACCCACAGCGTAGCCTTCGCCTGTGTCGTTGGTAGCTGCGGGATTAGACGTAGTAACTTGATTTTTACCCGCTATACCGCCATGTGCTAAGGGTAAAAACCCAGAGATAGATGTGGTTAAGACAATCTTAGGCCCATTACCCGATGTACTGCCGTCGTGGTTATGTCCCGAAGAAGCATCAAAAGCACTTTGCACTTGGTTAAATTCATTGTTTAGCGGCACTGCAGAAACGGCTTGCCCGCTTGCAATACTAGATGCTGATTGTCTTGTATATCCTGCCATACTATTGTTTTCCTGATGTTGTAAATTTAACTATTAAGCCCTGTATAGAAAAAGGAGCAAACTTGCCGTCGCATATAAATCTAAACTGCACGGAGTTACCTGAACCCGATACATGATACGATAGCACCGGCTTTGTTTGTCCGCCATATAAAAAGATAGAAGAGTCGTCTACGTCGTCTACAAAAGTAACTCCAGACCTATCGAATTTAGTAATAGCGCCTTCAGTAACTTCGGACATATCCGCTGGCCTAAATAAGTCAGGGTCGCCGTAATCAAAGTCAAGGGCTACGCCTAAAGTCAATGCCCCCTCTGCTCGTATAAAAGCGTCTATTTTGCGTACTGTTTTTCTTACTAGCGGATCTCCCATATCCATATATGGGGTCTCGTACACTGCTACAATATTGCTACCCGCAAAGTCGTGACTGCCGTCTGAATTACCCACTTCTTGTCTGTAGGTAATGCCGTCGTGGTCGCCGTGAATAACGTACTCTATCTTATCTAGGTAGCCTTGATCGCTACAATTAGCGCGTATTCCTCGTAAACGCCCCCACTCCCAGCCTATCTGCTTGTCTGCAGTACGCAAACCGCCGATAAACCCTTCAGACTCTGCCGCAGAAACATCTGTAGGAGTAGCCTTGTTTAAAAAGTATCTTACCTGACTTTTAGACGGTATCACTACAGACACCAATCTATCTAAGTCGTAAGTCTCAGGAAGACGTATCAAGTCACTCTGTATGCTTTTAGACAGAGATTCTAGCTCTATGTCGCCTATCCTCGACGTACCTGCTACAGGTCTAAACCCGTCCTGCGCTAAGAATATAAGGTCACCGCCTAGCTCTACTACACTGTCTGGGGCAACACAACCTAAGTTGTTTGTTACGTTTTCTAATACAAAATCATTGCCAGACACTGTTACTTTTTTGATTGCACTCTTACCAAATATAAACAGGTTTTCCCTAAAGGGCATCATATTGACTACGTCTACGCCAGACGGTATTTGCCCTCCACCAGCGGTAGCAAAGTCTCTTGGGTTAGTAAGAGGAGCATCTGACTGCCCATGCGCTACAATGCCCGTTGTTGCCGTAGTAGTCTGGTCGCCACCTATAAACAAGTGCTTGTTAAAGTAAGCAGAGCAGTTTGGTGCGTCTATTGCGAACGCACCGCCGAAGCCGTCGTGGGCATCCGCAGGAACGTAACTAGCAGCTAAGGGCGGCTCGTTGCTGGTGTTAGTAGAATTAGCGTTTCCCGTACTTACAATCTGCTCAAATGTATGCCCCGTGCCGTCGTTAGAGTACAGTACTGCAGGATTTCTACCGTCTGTAATACAAACTTTGTTACCTTCTAGCGTGTTAAATTTAGTAATGTGCAGTCGGTCTACGCCTACACCTGTGCTAAATTCTAGTCTTAAATCGTCCGCTAACGTCTTTGCTGTTGCTATAACAATGTCATTAGAAACGCCGGAATCATACGCAGTAGTCACTGCTTCAAAAACGTGATTGTTAGAGGTATCTATTGCACTCATAGTCATGCTCGTAGTGATACCCCCTACAACATTGTCCAAAGTAACTGTGCGGCTACTAGACGGAGAGCCGTTGTTTACTCTAGCGGAAGACCCAAAAGACATGACACTGGGTCTATATTTTGCAGTAGCCTCTGCGTTTACCGTAGCGCTATCCGATATTATTACCCAAGAGCCTCCAGAAACTAATTGGTAAAAAGAATAATATCCCGAACTAGCTACCTGTCTGGCTGCAATAATGCTAGTGCCTTGAGTAAACTTGTTAACGTACACAAATATACCTAGTACTGGACCTGTTCCGGGGACAGTAGAGTTTTGGGTAATAGTATTGCCGTTCGTAGGCGTAGCGGAATTAAGTACGTCGTACCCTTCTATCCTACGATAGCCACCATGCTCACCTACCTCAAAGTTAATGAGCCTAGATGCCGTACCTTCTTTGCCGTCAGATAGTGCTAGATGATTTTCAGAGTTATCTAGACCACCCTCGCATATAATAGTTTGCTGTTGAGTTTGCTCTGGCACTCTAATTAAACCCTATCTGCTACTTGTACACCTATCTTGCCGCCGCCAAATTGTACCCGACGGTCGGTAACTCTTTCGTAAGTGTTGATTAACTGACTTTGCATTTCTTTAATGCCTTGTTGAAAGTTCATTAACGACAGTTGAGCAGCGTCCATATTCTCTTTAAATATAAACATAAAATGCACAGCACCGTCTATTATAACGTGTTCGTACTGATCGGGTATCCGTGTTGTGCTGGTAGCCGAAGATAAAATAGAAGAAACCGCGTAGTAATTATATTTTACTTGATACGTTTTGTCTGGTGTAGGGGTAAACCCAAAGTATATATCTTGATTAGCAGAAGAGCCTAGACCATGAGCCATGTACACATGGTCTGGAACGCCTCTACCAGAAGATTCCGCGTTGTCGTCGTTATCTTTATGTAATCTGTAGTACTCATCTAATTCTATCTTTGACAACATTTTAAAGTTAACGCCTAGCGTGTCGTCTTTTTGTATCTGAAAAGAATTAAAATCTGCTGTTTTTAATGTGGGTGCAGCGATATAAGTTTCCGTTCCCGCAACAAAAGTAATAGTATCTGTTGCTGCGTTGTACGGCCACTCAAATTCTGCTGAATTTATTTTAGCAATAGAGTGTTTTACAGAATCTTTAACTGCCGCGTGTAGTCCCGTAGCGCCGTCAAAGTCACTACTAGAAAACTCTACTTCGTTTATACGTCGCAATACGTTATTACAAAGATCTAAATAGGTTAAAGCCATAATAAACTCTATTCTTAAAATAAAAGAAAGTGGGCCAGCGAACCAGCCCACGATCTAAGTCACACCA